GATAAGATTACCCGTCATGGTTCCGCCAGACTTCATCAATGCACCAGCAGCAGCTACGTTAATAGCGTCTGTTACATCCGCATTCTGTTCTACTGTATCAAGTTTTGCACCGTCTGTTGCAACATCACGTCCATCGACAGTACCTGTAACTGTAATGTTAGCAAAGTTTACATCATCACCTGCAAGTGCAGCATGTGCAGCAGGGTATGTCATAAACACGTCTTTAACACCTGCAGAGAAGTTCTCAGCAGATGTACCGTTAGAGCCAGCTAAGACAGTAGTACGGGTAAGAGTGTTACCTGTGTTCCATGTACCTAGTCCTACTTCCCACTCGTCTACACCGGAGGAGGTATGCACAATAGCGTAGTAAGTAGTATCACCATTAGTCATGTAGGACTGGAAAGTGTCAAAGGTAGCAACAGCACCCTCAAGGGAGATACTCCCTGTACCTGTAGAGGTTGTACCTTCTTTGACACGATCTTTGATGATAAACGCCATTGTGCAATAACCTTATAGTTAGTTTAGCTGATACGAATTACAGCGTTAGAAGCGTCTGCTGTTGGGAATACAACAGTGAAGTCACCGCTAGTAGAAGTAACAGTAGTACCAAAGTCAAATACTGCAATAGCAGCGTTGCCTTGAGATGCGTTATAAATGATTGCACCGTCTGCAGAGATAGTCAAGTTAGCGAACACTTCGTCAGCGAAGTCTACGATAGCTGTACTACCCGCTAGAGTAATGGTAGCAGAGTCTAGCTCTTGACCACCAGCAGTGTAGTTAGTACCTACTGCTTCATCTGTATTACCAGTGATGTCAGAATAATTAGTAGTGCCAGAACCATAAGTACCAGCAGGAGAAGCCTTGATAAGAGCCACTTTGAGTGTATCTGTATCCAGATCGTGAACACCCCCAAGAAGCTCTTGCTTGAAGCTGTTGCACATTGCAGTTGTGATAGCCATCTTGTGATGTCCCTTTTATGTGTGAAGAAAGCACAAAGGGGCCAGCATGTAGCCAGCCCCAATGTTAAGCCTATTAGGCAGCGTTGTAGTTAGCAACAATAAGAGCCTCTGGACGCAGGATCTTGCGACCATAGAGGTGCATACCACGAACGATGTCAGCAAAGCTGTCTGGGTCACGGTAGTTCTCTACTTTGTTGATTTGCTCAGCAGAAGCAACAGCCTCGTCCTGACCAGCAACAACTACACCGTAGTTAGTAGACTGTGCAGTTGTACCGTTAGTACCAGCACCTGTACCCAAGTAAGGCAGGTTGTTGGATACGTAGATACGGAAGCCGTGCAGGTTGTTGAGAACCAAACCGTTCATCAAGCCTGAGCCACCGAAGTCTGCGTTCAGTACACGAGAGTCTTCGTCTTTCAGCATCTCAACAAAGATTGGATCAACAACCATCCAGCGACCACGTGCGTCAACGTTTTGTACGTCAAGCTTACGAGCCATACGTGCAACCACAGTCAAAGGAGAAACAGTTGTCGCAGACAATGCTGTTGCACCTGGGAGGCGTGGAGCGAGTGGGATGGAGTCACCTGCAGTAGCTGAACCAGAGATGGTCAAGTTACCGAAGTCAGTTGCGTCCAGTTTGTTGGTTGCCAACAGTTCGTCAGTACCAGCACCAGTATTGGCTTTATCGCCAGAAGCTGTTGTGTTTACGGCCCAAGAGCCTGCACCACCAGCGTAACCAGACAAGTAACCCAAGCATTCTTCATCCATGGCGTCTGCCATTTTGTAGGCTGCACGGTTGGCTGCCAATGAGGTGAAGTCTACGTGAGAGAACTGCTCTTCAATGTCATCCATTTTGAAAGCAAAGTAGTTAGCTTTATCAATAGTCAAAGAGAAGTCTGTGTCATCAAGTTTCTCTACGGAGATACCTGTGTGACGCTGCAGAGCGTTGACGGTTACGTCTGGCTCTTTTTGGATGCGAACTGTGTCGCCTTGGTTTGCAATCTCACCAAAGTAAGAGTTGTTGGTGATTGCGTTAGTTACAGCACTTTTACGCAGAGCGATTTGTGCCTGTTTAGAGTAGATAATCGGGGAAAAGTTCCCGTTAAATCCACCACCAGCGGTTCCGATAGCCATAATAATTCTCCTTATAGATATGGCGTGAGAGATATACACTACATATCCACTAAAGAGGCTCGTCTTAGTAGGGTAGTCAGCTATGCTCTAAGGATGGCCGTCCGTTGAGCGCTGGGCCTATAATCTGAGGTAGTTCTTTGATGTGGCTTTAGTGCTTAGTGAAAAGCATGTACAGGCAGTTTATGCCTGACACTGTACATGCCTATAGTTTTATCTATGATTGAATAAGTGTCAAGTTATTTCTTAGACATATCATAAATAAATTTACCAGAGCGCTGAGCTTCAAAGATCTCATCATTGCGCTTCTCGTATTCTTTAAGGCTCATCTTAGCTACTTGTGATTCACTGAGATACCTTGAGGAGTCATCTACATCCAATGCAGTACGACCTTTAGCTTTAACTGAGGATGCAGCCGCTTTGTCTGAGCTAGAGCTACTCTTAGTCTTGATACCTTTATCTGACTTATACAGATCAATAACACGTGCTACAGACTTAGCGTCTTCACTGTTCTCATATAGTGCATCCTGTACAACCTTAGGCTGCTTCTCTGCCCATGTATGAAACGCATCATCAGCACGAATCTCTTGAAAGTCAGGGTGCATAGAGAGTAACTCAGCTTCAGCCTTATCTCGTTTAGCAGACGCACGTAATGCTTCAATCTCTTTAAGACGCCCATCAAGATCAGCAGAGCGTTCATTAGCTTTCTTATCAGCAATAGCCTCTACGATACCTGCAACGTCTGGGTACTTCTTAGCCCATGCTTCTACTTCGTCTTCTGACTTAGGTAGTACAAGTTCATTCTTTGTAGCTGCATCAAGTTGTGACTTAAGCTTATCAAGCTGTGCTTGAAACTCTTTCTCTTTCTCTTGAGTGTGTCGCCGTAGATCACCGTAACGCTTCTTAAAGTTCTTCTCTTCTGCACTTAGATCTTCTTCTTGTGCTTCAGCTTGTGATTCTTCTTCTTGTTCGGTAACACTCTCTGCCTGAACTGTGCGCTCGACAGGCTCTTCGCTACGGGATTCCTCTTCAGCAGTTTCTTCTTCTGTTTCATCTGTCTGAATCCCTGCTTGTTTAAACAGAGCTTTTAGTTCCTCTTCATCACGTTGTACACGAGATATGTTACGATTATGGGACGCTGAGTCCGTCTGGATGGCTTCTGACATTTTCTTTCCTTATGTTGGGGCCAGCATTATTGCTGGGTAGCCTTATAGTTATTTGGTATTTAGTTATTCTCTAGTCAAAGTAGCCAGATTTACTTCCTGCTGTGCTACCCTTCTTAGTTTGTGCGCCAAGACCTGCAGCTTTGTTTTTTTCTTTAGTAGCTACTGCTTTTTCCTTTTGTTTAGCAGCTGCTTTCATCATGGCTTCATGTGCGTTATTACCACTGTCATTACCCCCGCCGCCGTTTTGTTTAGGTGTAGGTGTAGGAGCAACTACGTCATTACCTTTGCTATTTGCAATACCTGGCTTAAGAACCTTACCTGTTTTAGTATCAACGAGTACACCGTTTACATACTCCATACCGTCATCTGGTGTTAGTAGATTTGCTAATCCCTCAGTGAAGCTATTACGTGCTTTTCCGTCTTCATCAAGACCACTCAAGCGGTTATGAATAGATACCCACTTTTCACGTTCTGCACCTCTTACGTTAGGGTCTTCTAGTCTAGCAGTAGCACCCTCAAGCATCTTTTTGTTTTGATGACGCTTTGCAACAGCCATAAAGCCAGCTACAATAGGACCACCTAATACTGTGGCTAGTCCAGAGAAGCCCTTAGCTAACATGCTATTGCTTTGCTCCATTGTTTTTTCATACTGTTCAATACCTACGTCAGGGCTAGTCCAATCAATAGACTCACGTTCTTGAGCTTCACGCATCATATCTTCATGAGCAGTATTGTTATTGTCATCTGGTGCAGTTACTACACCCAGTCCTTCAGGTACGGCAGGTGCAGCAGGGGTAGTAGGTGCAGCTGCCTTAGCTGTATAACCTTCTGGAATAACAGACTGTGCTACACCATTAATAAACTGAATATACGTTATCTCTCCGTTAGGGCCAACGTACTCTTTCATCTCAATACCACTAAGATTAGATACTGGCATAGGTACGCCAGATGTGTCGCTAGTAATACCTGTAGCGGTTGTCATATCCGTTACAGCTGAAGGGAGTGTTAAACCTCCATCAGCATAACCACGCATATAACCACCCATGTTCATCATAGGTTGCTCTTCTGTTTCATCATCGACAATCTGTAGCTCTGAGATGTCAAAGGGAAGCTCGTCTTCAGCCATCTCCATACCGATAGGCTCACCACCGATGCGTCCATTAGCTTCCATATCAGCAAAGCCTCGCTTGGCTTCATTACGGATGTCCTCAAAGAACTTAACGCCAAAGAAGCGTACCACATCAGCAGGTACAACATACTCACCTTCACTCAGTTGAGCAGGGATGTCATCACGTACTTCTTCTGGCATAGAGCCAATAGGTACTTCATTGCCTGACACAGGGTCTACGTCTTCTGCTAGACCACCTATTGCAAAGGCTCTTACTGTTTGATCGTCTTCACCCTGCATCATCTCTGCGTATTGATAATCGTCCATTACAACCCCACCCTTTGAGTAGCCTTTATTAAGTTCATCAAGTGTAGGGAGATCCTTGACACCTGCAGCTTCGTTTATAGCATTAACCTCTTCACGAGATAAAACACGATTTACTTTCATTTCACCGCCAATAAGCCATTCACCCGTCATGTTGGGGTTAGTCTTATAACGGTAATGCCCCATGCTAGGCATCTCATCATTTATGTCTGCTGTACGTACATCTGGTGTACCGTCTTTTTTTATTCTTGCCTTAGAGTTAGCTATTGTTTGCCAATCTACGTCTGCAGGCATTTCTACTTCTGCCCATACCTGATCTTCTCCACGATACTTTACAGACTTACCATTTATTTTAGTTTCTGGCCCGATATGTGTGGCTATAGGAACATCACCAGCGTGCCATCCTGGCCTAGCAGCAACAGCTTTTACCGACTTAGCTTTTGATCCTTTAGGTAAAAAACCAGCCTCTATAAGTCTCTCACGAGTCTCTTGATCTGGTATCTTTATAGAATCACCCGTGCCCTTTTTGCCTGCTGTTCCTCTAGATGGTACATATTGCTTACCATTTTCTGCAGTAAATCTATAATCGGGAAAAGTAGCATCAAGCCATGTACCTGTAGGTACTTCTGTATCTGCATCAACAAAAAGAGGGTATAGCTTACCGTCTTCCCCTTTAGTAAATAATTTATAAGCTTTAACAGTTTTCTTAGGTTGCTTTGGGGCTAATCTCACATTACCAAGACCAGAACCCATAGCATTAGGATCTACCTCTACACGCTTAGCTACATCAAATACTTCTTTAGCACCCTTCTTAATGGCTTTAGCAGCAGCATCACCTAAACCGGGTACAAGTCCTACAAGAGCCGCACCACCAAGAGCACCTGCTAAATAGTAGTTAGGCTCATCTTTCTGTAGTTCATCATAGACATCTTTAGCAGCCATAGCGTCACCAATAATAGGTGTCATACTAGCGACAAAAGTACCAGCATCTTTAAAGGATACCTCTGGTATATCGACTGAAAGCTTCTTGCCCTCTGCAGCCCAACCTAAAGCTTCCTCTGTCTGGTTGTCTAAGTCAGCCATTTACTTTGTCCCTCAAGTACTTTAGTTGTCTCAGCGCTTTGATAGCACCCTGATGTCGGTATAGCTCTGCAGTATCAGAGATGTTTTCCATACTTCTATGTGTGGAAGAGATGCACCCATCAAGCTCCTCAATGAACGCATCCCATATCTGTTTATCGTTAACTAGCTTCTTAAGCGACATTACCGCTAAACCCTTGCTCACCAGGTGTTGGTGCTGTACCTACGCCTATCTGAGAGCCACCGCCACCTGAGGTGTCCTGTACGCCCTGTGGAGCCTGTCCTTCTGGTGCTGGGCCACCTTGGGGCATGTTTACACCTTCCGGTCCTGCAGGAGGCTGTACGGGAGCCTGAAAGCCTTTTAGGATCTCAGCTTGGATAGATGCGTCCTGCATAGAGTTAGTAACCTTATCGGGGTCAAGGTCCATAGACTTAGCAATCTCACGAATGATGTAGTCCATCTTAGCGAAGGGAGCTAGTACTGGGTTCTGTGCAACCTGCAAGAACTGCATCAAACGCTGTGACCGTACTTCGTTAGCCATGAGGCTCTCTGTACCAGAGGCATGTACCTCTAAGTCACCACGAATCTGGTCATCAAAGTCAAACTGCATATTGAATGAGAAGAAAGCTTTACCAAGTGGGCGAAGCAAGTAGTCATCAACGTTCTTAACTACCGTCCTAATAGAACCGTTAGCAGCAGACATAAGCATAGAAATACCAGAAGCTGTACGCCCAACACCAGATACTCCGGTTTGTCCATGAGCGAAACTAGGAAATCCAGTACTTTCATCTGCTAGTACTCGTGCCTTATCAAAGAGTTGCATGTTCTCTTGTGCTACGTTAGGGAACTTGGTGCCGAAGATTCCTTGCCCTGGAGCACCGCCCTGACGCCGGAACACCTTGCCCGGATACACAGATAAATCCTGACCTGGTACAAGGTTAGTCTCATCTACTTCAATGATAAGATTACCAGATAGTGCAGCGTTGTCAATAGCCATACGCATAAAGCCATTCATCAACGTCTGTGTGTCATCCATGTTCTCAGCAATACCTACACCAAAGAAGCTGTAAGGGTTATGCTCATAGGGTACAGCGTAGTAAGGAATACGTGTAGGTTTGAATGGGTTAAGTACGAAGCGTAGTACCTCACCATTACATACCCATACGTTACAGTTAACCTCATCAAGATCTCGTAGAGCTTTAGGAATAGCTACTCCATGCTCTTCTAGAACATCCGTATCTACAAAACCCCAGAACTCTAATACTTCCCAACGCTCAGATGACGGCTGTGTATCGTCATCCTCCATAGTCATCTCCCAGTACTTCTGAACATAGTCTGGGCCTTTATCAATAGCTAAGCTAATTGAGTCAGACATAAAGTAGGGGCGGTTCTTAAGAGCACGTAATTGAGTACGTGACATCTTATGACGTTCTACCACATACTCAGCATCATTCATAGACTTAGCTTCTGGGTCAGGGTAGAAGTCCCAAACAGAAACATGGCTACATTCTGGCACAGTCTTTACGAGAGGTTCATACTCACCTTCACCGTTCCAGTTAGGATATTCTTTATCTACAGCAAACGGACCCTTCATGACACCAGTGCCAAGTAGAGCCATCTCAAATGCCATAGAGCGTAGATGTACAGAAGCACCAGACTCTTGAAGCTGATCGTGGATCTTCTTTTCCATCTTCTTAGCTGCAATCATAGCAGGATGGAATGTTACTGTGGTAGGAGTAGTACCGTCACCCTCAACTACCTTATCAGATACAGCTGAAAGTTTATCTTCTAGTGGACCTAGACGATTAGCTAAGTCTGATAACGTAGCTCCAGGTTTAAGCTCTGTAACACCATCCAGCAAGTAGGGTGCAGCGGGTTTTTGCTCAGTAATAGGCCGTAACGCATCTCCTGCTGCTGCGGCGTTAGGATCTACGTTGATATGTACAGACTCTGCAACACCGTCAGGTAATACAGAGGGATTAACAGATAAAGGAAACTTGTTGTTACCAAATAGTACATCAACAATCTGTCCATACGCTGCAAGGGTCTTAGTCTTAGTGACTTTAACAAACACACGTGACTTCTCTGTGTCTGTGAACTGTACGTCCTTACTATACAAACCACGATAGTTACGATAGGCTTTTAACCACCGCTCTTCATCTGCAAACCTAGCATCTTCTGCACGTTTATAGCGCTCAGCTACAAAAGCAACTACACTAGACTTAGTTTCAAAGATACTGTCCGTACTGTCTTCAGCAGCTACGACTTCATCTGTTTCAAACATTTCTTCTTGTTCTGCCATAATCAATACCCGAATTGTGGATCACTAGCTTGAAAACCAGTGCGTTGTTTTGCTGGGTTAAAGTCCCATATGCTGCTACGTGGACGTGTCATAATACCGTATCTTAGAGCGTCATACAAGTGATCCTCTGCGTGAGTATCAACATCTTCTGGGTTTTTCTTGTCCAGAGGAATACTAGGAATCTGTGCTATCGTGTTTGTACAATTACTCATAAACACTAGCTGAGGCTTTTCAGTGAACTCATCCACCTTTAAACGCCTATGTATTTCGTTCTTACCTGCGACACGTGAACCTCTTGACCGATCAGAGGGACGCCAACGACAACCCTTCATGTTCATCTGCTCTGCCAAGCTAGGTCCAGTGTCGCCACGGTTGTGCCATAAAGAACTATCCAGCACCCCGTATCTCATTGTACCATCTCTTGCTTCTGCTTCCAATATCAAATCTGCTAAGTCAGAAGCTGTAACTTTAGATACATACATCTCACGGTACACAATTACTTGTTCATCAGGTGCTACAGCAAACCAGAGAACACCAGTGTAACTACCATAACCGTAATCGCAAGCCCTAAACTTTGCCCAAGAGTCAGGTATCTCAAATGAGTCCACGACATGTATCTTTCTGTCAAACTCTGGAAAAGCGGCACCTTCATTAATATCCCAGTTACCTTCAAGTAACTGCTTACGCTGATGCTCCGGCAGAGAGAGAAGCATCGCTTCATAGTCGCCAGAGTCAGATAAGTACGGATTATCAAATAGAGAGGCGGGAATAAAACGGCGCTTAAATAGAGGCTGACCTTCTTTACTATGCCCTTTAGGAAAGGTAATAGTTTCCCCAGAATCCAAATGCGTTGCCCAAAAAGCTTTACCTGCTCTTTCAGGGTCAATAAACATTTTCTTAACCCAAGCATGTCCTGCTCCTCCGGGGTTTGTTGTTGCTCTCATGTAGAGACCAAGAGTTGACGAATGTGCAGATCTCAAGCGAGATCTCATATAATCCCAAGCGTAAGGTGTAGTCCATTGAGTAAGTTCGTCAAATCCAATCCAGTTAAAAGCCTGACCCTGATAGCGTGTGACATCTGTATCCTTATCCAAGTATGACATCCAGAGGCGACCACCTCTAGGTGAGACCCACTGAGATTTTCTTTCAGACCATTTAATACCCGGTACAGCACGAGGGTATAGCTCCTGAGATTTCTGTATTAGTTCCCTTAGTTCTTCTGTTGTGTGACGTACAAGTAGGCCACTAAAGTTAGGATCGTTCAAACCATGTAGCGGGTCAGCTAACATAGCGTAGGATTTGCCACCACCAGCTGCGCCACCATAGAGAACCTCACGTTCTGACGAACTAAGAAATTGAGTCTGGGGGCCGGGGTTTGGCTTGAAAACCACATCCATAGCCACATCTACATCATACTCAGGTGCTTTGACTTGTGCAGGAACAGTCTCTACTTTGGGGGTGGCGACTGCTTCATCTGTCTCTGTCAATTTCTGCGTATGCCCCGACCCCTTGGGTTTCAAGTTTTTCAATTTCCTCAAGGGTTTCTTTGAGCCACTTGGCAAGCTTGCGCTTAATTGCAGCTGCTTTTCTACGTTTCTGCTCAATCTCAACTCTTTTCTTTAAACCTGTGTGGCCTATGTCACGGCCTGTCTCTTTGCTTAACCAGTGTGCTACTGCACGATAACTATACTGCTTAAGGTGTCGTTTAGCAAGCTCTAAAGCTTCTAACTCAGATTCAATGGGTACGAGTAACTTATCGTTGTCGGGGTGCAGTTCATAGCCAAAAGGTATACGTCTTGTTATCCTGACTATAGTATGCCACTTCTTGTTGTGATCCTTTGGCGGTAACGGTAACTGCCAGAAGCCTAAATCTCTCTCAGGTACTATTCGTTTGAACCTTCTTTTGGTGGCAGGTAGAATATGCCTCCACCGCCAGATGTTACGTCTACTTTGTCTACCTTACCAAGTCCTGCACGATCTAGCAAGTCTTTTGCTGCTACCATCTTCTCTTTAATGCCTAACTCAGTAGGGTCAGACAGAGCGCCTACCATTGCCATAGCTGCTTTGGGTGCAGTACGTGCAAAGTAAGTCCGTGTCTTCTCACCAATCTCATCTTTAAGAGATTCTACAATAGCTGCTGTGCTTGAAGCAGGAGCATAGCCTGCAAGTTTCTTAGCTGCTACCACATCACCACCAGCCTCATCAAAGAGTACCTCTAAGAAGCGCTGTTGCTGTTCTGTAAGAACTCTAGCCATAATGTATTCCTTATAGGGGATTATCGACTAGCTCGTCATACGCTTTCCAGATATCATCTACTTCTGTCTGTAGAGTATCTAGCGTATCGCCTAGTCCATCTGTAATAGTTGTAGCCTTATCTACTTGGCTACGCAAGTCTAAAAGCACCTTCTGCTGCTCTAAGATTTGTGACATGTTTGTGCTTAGCTGTGCAAGCTTCTGATTCAAACCACGTACATCGTTGTCTGCAATAGCTTGCTCTAGTGTTTGAATACGAGATACAAGCCTAGCTTCTAGTTCTTGTAGCTTTGTAATTAGCAAAGAATCTAGTACTACTATCTCACCAGCTAAAGTGTTCTGAACATCTGTGAGGTTGCGCTGGGCTACAGTCTCTACCTTAGTTACTCTGGTAGTAATCTCCGCAGCTTTTGCATTGAATGCAGCACTATTCTCCGCAACTTCTGCAATGCCAGCCTCTACACCGTAGAAACGCTGTAGTGTATCATAAGACCAATACACACCACCTGCAACTGTAGAAAGAACTGGAAGTGCCACAGCAACCATCCAGCCCTTAATGTTGTATCCACCTACGCTAAACTCAAAGTCCATCATTGTGTTGGCATTGCCCCGTACTGATTAATGTATTCACCTGCTGCGTAGATCTCTGTAGCATTCTTCATCTCAGGCGTCAAGTAGCCCTGGAAGCCTGTACCAAAACCTGAGTCATCCCAAGTGATAACAAACTCATCAACAGACTGTGTATATGTGATAGCTGTGTAGCTACCAACCATGTAGTTACCCTGTGCAGCGTAGTTGTCTACAGATGCTGTAAGTTCATCGTTGTTAGCCGCAGCCATGAAAGCACCAGCCTGTTGAGCAAAAGTCTCTACTGCTGTTACTGCCTCGTTATACTCATTAACTTCAGCAGCGTCTAAGCTATATGCGTCTGTCTCTAGCTTAGCCTGTAGCTCAACCTGCTCAGGCTTAGTGTCTGCCTCAGATGCTACGGAAGCTACCTCAACTGCTGTCATAACTACAGCTGTAGCAGCAGTCAGGTTATCTACTGCAGTGTTCAAGCTATTCATAGCCGCTGCATGTTCCTGCATAAACAACTGCTCAGCTGTAGTAGCAATGGCATAGTCATGCTGCAGTACAAGGTCTTTAGCTTCTAGGTATGCACCTAGCTCATCTGTGGTAATAATACCGTCACTAAGTGCATCATCGTTAATCACACCACCAATAGCGGCATAACCTACAGCACCTACAGTCATAACACCACTGTTAGTAATACGATCCTGAATATCGCCAATAGAAGCGATAAGCATGTCAATCTTCTCTTGACCAGTTAGCTCGTAGTTAGTCTCTTGTGCGCTTACTGCTGCGGAAACGGTCACTAAGGCTGAGCTTAGGAGTATTGTCTTCAACGATCTCTTCATCTGTGTCTTCCTCTCCTACCCTAAGTAGGGTATCCCAAAACGCTTGGTCTGTCTCATACCCAACAATATAAAGCGCTGGACTCTCTCTGTACTTCTTTATCGCTGCCTTCCCCATGAGCAGCTTGCCTGTCTTACTGTCGTTTATTGGACAGGGTGTATTAGCTAACATCATACTACGGAACACTATAGGGTCTTGGCACAGTACAGATATAGCTGATACCTGTAACCCTAAGCCACCTACTTGCTGTGGTGCACCTAAGAGCCTAGCGTTCTTACGTCTGTTACAAGCTTCATCCTGCTCCATCTTACCAGAGGATAAACCTAAGACGCTTATCTGTATCCCTGTAGAGCTTGGTAGTAAGCAGCTATCGTTACCGCCACCACCCATCATCGTAGGAGCTATCGCTGACATAACAGGGGCAGCTGAACCAGCACCCGTAGCGTTGTAGTTGTTAGTTACAGACTCCTCAGAGTTGTTACTGTCTACAGTGCTATTCTCGTTACTCGTAGAGAAGTCACCTGTAACATCACCAGCCTGTGCAGTCATCCCCAATAACATCACGGAGATCAGGGTCACTGCACATAAGCTGTAGAGCGGCGTCTTTCTGACCGATGTATGTAAGAGTTTGTGCATCTAAGTTCCGTTGACATTTGGCATCATTAGCCGGGCAAGAGGAAGGTAAGACCACAGATGAAGTACTACATGCAGTAGTTATACTCATACAAACCAGAAATGCAAGATTATTTAAAGTTCCCTGCCACGACATTGCGGATTTCACCCCGTGCGATACCGATGTCATGCAGTTCTTTGTCTGACATATTAGTGAGAATCCAGTAGTCTGCACGTGCTTGTTGTGCCTTTTGTAAGCTTGCCAAGAAGTCTGTGAAGGTCTTAATAATAAGTGTGAACATTGTATTTTCCTATGTTATGCCCAGCATCATTGCTAGACTCGCATAGTTATACATATGTTAGAACTATTTACCTCTGCTAAGTTTGCATACCCGTTATTCGTTATACGCCAGAGAAGGTCTCTGTTACAGTTAGGATAGTGTCTACATGTGATGCTACATCAGGTGTTACTTGTATCTTATCACCAGCAGCAAGTACTAACTCAATATCAGAAAAGGTTATGTATTCACCTGCACCTAAGTTCTTACCCTCTAAGAAGTGTGACGTATAGTTATCAGCTGCTACGTACCACTCAATAGTAATATTTGTATTACCTGAGAAGTTATGGATGTGAAGATAGCTTACCTCAGCCACACAGTTAGGAGGACATGTATATACATCCTCTGTAGTAGTCGTTTCATTGTGACCCCATACAGAACGCCTACGAGCAGGTCTACCTTGGTGGTTGAGGGATACAGCCATTACTCGTCAACCCACGCTTCATTCTCTGGAGTGTTAGGGTCATCAGCAATGAGTTGAC